GAGATGATTGAAGAGGGCATTACTGGGACTCCTGTTGAGGGCTGACGAAAGGTTGTGGTGGTGCGACAAGGTACGAACGAATCAACTCGTTCACCTTGGGAAGGTTTTCTGGTGTGACCTTTTTGAGGACGAGCTTGGCGACCTCTGGATCGAGCATGGCATCACTGAGCAACTGTATCACCCGGTCTTTAGTGTCGCCAGTCCACTGTTTTCTTAAAAAAGAAAAAATGCCACTTAGCAACTTGCCCTTACCGGGCTCAATGCCACTAACAACCCGCTCAATAACTCCAAGAACATTGTCTTCAAGTTCTTTGTCGATACGTTGTTCAAGAATGTTTGCGAAGCTGGTAACTGATTCTCCAGGAGTTGCCTGAAGCCTAGCAGACATCATTGCAACTTTCTTCTGAGCAGTTCGTAGCGCGTTTAGCTCTGGCGAGTTTTTGCCAAAAACAGCTTCAATAGATGCAAGATTTTTCTCTTTGGTTATAAAGTTAATTGTCTTTGCAAGAGATACAGCAAGATCTGCTGGAGTTAAGTCACCCTCCACGTATCCAAGCTCAGTTTGTTTTGCAAGCCGGCTATTTTCTTCTAGGTATTGCTTGAATGCATTCTGAACAGCCTGTCTTGTTCGACCAGACTTATCCATGTCAGCCAGCTTCATTAACTCACGAAAACGATTTGGGGCATCGTCTTTATCCGCGATACTTTTAACAACAGCAGCAGGACTGCCTTTAATGAACTTTTTGGCAACATTTGCATCTATCTTTTTTTGAGTGTCCTTATTTAAGGCCTTTATTTCTGCCTTAGCTGTATCTCTGATTTCTTTAGCCTGTTCTTTTGCATTCGCAATAGCTTCCGCTCCCTGTCCTTGAGCGTTGTCTAAAACTTGTTTTGCTGCTGCATTTGCTTCTGCAAGAATATCTTTAGCTGACTTTTCGGCGGCCTGTACTCCTAACTTCGCCTGTTCAATATTTAACTCAGCAGCCTTAGCCCTACCAAGACCAGCTTCAATTGGACCTGTAAGAGATATTGTAAGTGGAGTTAGTTCAGGAAAAGCAGTAGTCCAATCTGCTCCAGTAGCCTTGCCAGGCATGCTCTTAGACATCCAATCCTGCACAGCCGCTTCACTTGGATTCAACCCAAGCTCAGAAGACATGCGCTCTATCATTGCGTCTATCGTTGCCTTAATACCAGTTGGGCTGCCTTCAAGCGCAGCTCTTAACTGTAGCAGGTCTTCCTTGCTTGCAAAAAACACGTCAAGCGTTTGGCTTGGAGCTACTGGACCATCAGCACGTAGCACTGATCCCATTGGACCGTCTAAAAATGTGTCAGCAAATACCTTGTATTCACTATAAGCAACTTTAAGGGCATCATTTATATCACCCGCCCTTTCCATGTCGCGCATGATTGCATCCTTAACTCCGCCCAGCGCAGCAGCTCTTACTCTGTTTCCAGATGCAATCGCCTCTCCAATTTCGCCAGCAATTTCAGTGCGTCTTTCCTTTAACGTGTTAAGCGTATCAGATTTCTTCTTTTTGTAAGAATTTATGATAGCATTTACAACACGAGATTCCTGCCTGCCAATTTGTTTGGCTTTTGACTTAAATGCCTTTGCTGCGTCAAGCATGTTGTCAACAGCCACTTCTGTTGTTCCAAATCTTAAATCTCCAAAAAGCTCGTCAAACCTTTCCTTTCCTCTCTGAAAGTTCTCAACAAGCACCTCTTTTGCTATTTCGTTTCTTGCAGCGCGTTTTGCCTCACGTCCCAAGCGATCCCTGTAAGACGACAGTGCCTCGTATGCTTGCTGAAGCTCTATCTGAACAGCATTCGCGGCCTGCTCCATGCTTAAAAGCCCGTTTCTGGCTCCCTGCATGATGGCATCTGCCCTCATCATTCCTTCAGTCAGGATCTGAGACGCCTGCTGCTCTCCGTTTGCTTTAAGCTCTTCAGCGGCTGAATTTGCCGCGTCCATCAATGCGTTGGCCTCTTCTGCCGCAGCTTGCTTTATTTGCTCTACGCTTGCGCGTTTTCCCAAAATGTAATCACGCCTAGCAGCTTGAACTTGTCTTGAAATCTCTTCTGGAGGTGCGCCTGCTTGTGCAAGTCTTGCGCTCAGTTCAGTAGAAATAGCCTGAATGTTCTGCTGGTCCCGTGTTTGTAGTGCCTCGTTCCTTGCAGTAAGAATACGCTGAAGGTTTATAAGTCCTTTTTGCCCGGTAACCTCGCCGGTCATTGGCTCAAACCCTGCCGTTCTGATTTCAGCAGCCCTTTCAATAGCATCAATCGCTGCTGTTGGGTCGGCTGTAAATGCGCCAAGAGCTTCGTTGCGCTGCTTGATGGCTGCTGCCTCGGTCCTGAGTGCCTTGGACCTAAGTATGTCTGGGAGATCTCTGCTCTGTGCTGCAACTGCTCCTTGAATGGCTCGCTCTGCCAGTGCCGAGATGTTTAGGCGACCTTCTTGAGCCTGCCTTACAGCTTCCATGCCGGCACCAATAGCGCCACCAGCAACTGCCTTGGCTGCTCCAAGTTTGAATCCTGTAGCAAACTCTGGAAGCACCTCGCCAGTGAGCTTTGCGTACCTACTTGCACGATCCTGTTCCGCGAAAGAAGCCCTTGCACGCTCCTCTGTGGTCATTGGAGAAATGGCCTCTTGAGCCAAACCGCCTAAATATCCACCAATCAGTGATGTTTGGACTGTGCCAACGCCTGGAGTGGCTCCAGTCACAGCAAGTAGTCCAGCTCCACCAATGGCCCCCGGAAGCCCAGCCTGCTTGTATCCAAGTGCTGCGCCAGTAGCTGCTCCTGCCAAGATCCCAAGAGGTGGGATGGTTCCAGCAACCTCGCCAACCAATCCACCAACAGTAGGCCCAATGGACTCTACAAAGCCCTGCTTGAACGCCCCAGCAGGGCTCTTCATCTCAGACTTATACTGCTCCCACAAGCCAGCAAGAACAGGAGTGCGTTCAGCGTCAAACTGAGTGGTAGGATTGATGTTGCCGGCAGCGACCTGCTGGTTGAAGTAATCCCTGATCGAGGGATTGCGAGACATCGTGCCGTAGATCGCATCGACTTCAGACTGAGTGATGCTTTCTGCCTGAGGAGAGACAGCCTTCAGGATGTCAGCAGCCAGTTCCTTTGGAGGAGGAGTGTTGTCGAGAGTAGCGCCAACTTCTTCAGGAGACTTGCCAGCAAACTCAAGCGGAGTCACCAGCATGTCTGGACGCTCGACTGGCATTTGAGCGCCAATGGCAGGAGCCTGACTAGAAAAACGCTGGTACTCTTGCAGGGCAAAGTCAGAAGCCTCTTGCTCACTTTGAGCGTCAACCTTGACCCGTTTCCCCTCAATCTCAAATGTGTAAATTGGCATGGCTATTGCTCAATAGAAATGAGCTTCGGCTTAGGAGCGGAAGCTGGACGAGGCTGCTGTGGAGCACCGCCCATCACATCAAACCTACCAAAGGCTGGAGATTTTCCAACCTTTCCCGCTTCCTGAATCCTCTTGAGCCTAGCAGCGTCAGCTTGAATGTCTTCTTGGTTTTTCTTTCTGTATCCAGCTTGGACCTTAGTAAGAGTCTGCTGAAAGGAGTCTCCTGGCTTAACCTTAACGCCGGCAACTTCAAATTCAACAGGAGCCTTAGCTTGCAGTGATCTGGCGTTTTGCTGCCATGCTGCATTTAGATCTTTTTTGTCAGCATCAACAAGCTCGACCTTTTGAATAATTCTAAGCCAGTTTAACAACTCCTCTGGGCCTGCGGTTTCTACTTTAGGAGCACCCTTCTCAAGTCGAGCGCCTTCTTTTTCAGACAACGCTCCCTTGAGCCCCGCAGCTTTTGAGATCCACTCCTTTGTCACAAAAGGCTGCACTGCTGCTCTTAGGCTTTGCGCTTTGGTAGTGTTTCCAAAACGATTAAGAAAAAACTTGTTTATAGAAGCCGCATCTCCACTAGAAAACTCTTTTGGATTTGTTTCTGCAAAATCCAATAAGTCATTGATAGCATCTGTAGCTCCAGCCACATTGATTCTAGCATCAACAGCTTCAGTTGTAAGTGCGTTAATGTCTTTCTGCTGTGTGTCAGAAATTGGAGCCGCACCGGGTTGCAGTTTTTGCTCCAACTCCCTGTTCTGCAAGCGCATCTTCTCAAGCTCAAGAGTGCGTTTTTCTTCGTCTACTTGTTTTTGCTTTGTAGTCGAAATAGCTCCTTCTGCCTGTGTTTTTTCCAGAGCAACAATAGAATCAAGAGCTTTAGGGTTGATGGCTCCAAGTAATTGCAATGAAGAAAGTTTAGCAATGTTTGTTGCCACAGGTATTTCTGCACCAAGAAGTTTGGCCTGAGATTCTGCTGAGTTTACAAGGGATTGCAACTGAGGGTTATTTTTTGCTCCGCTGTTTTTAACTGCCTCTGCAAAGTCAGTGTATGTTTTGCGGGCACCTTCAATGTCATCAGACTGAAGTTGAGTCGTGGCAGTGATAAGTGCTGTTTCTGCTGCTTTTTGAAACTGTTGAGGATAAGACTCAAAGTTTGCCATGACCTGCTTGGACACCTCTGGCTTATACAGTGCAAGTTCGTTGGCAATTCTTACCACATCGCTCATCGGGGCATCAGCAGGAAGCGATGTCAGTCGGCCAAACAGTTCGCTCTGTTTTGCCTGCGCTACGGCCTGTTGCTCCATTTCACGAACGCGATTTTCTTGTCCTTGTCTAAACAAGATTTCGTTTTGCCTGCGAGACTGTTCTGCTCCAGCTAATGCGCTCTGTTGCGCCGCAATTCCTGCCCGTGCCTTTTCCATCTCCAAAGGCTGCATCTGCTGCTGAAAAGCCGCATTCTGCTGCTGAATGGCTGCCTGCTGCTGCTGAATCGCACTCTGCTCCTGCATCTGGCGAAGCTGCATGATCCCAGTCAGACTCTGAAGGAAATTCTGAGCCGGAGGCTGTGGAATGTTGATAGAGTAGTCGTATGGTCCGGCCATAAAAATTAACCTTCAGGTGATGCTCCAGCACCAAATGTGCGTTGAAAAGGATCTAGTTGGTCTGCTATGCCTGTGTTGCCAAATATGCCTCCACTACTCTTGTTGAGGCCCAACGCATTCAAGAGGGCATAGTTTTGAATCCCGCCACCAATTCCTCCAGCCGCCCCTGTAAGTCCCTGTGTAAATGCGTTTGCTGCGCCAATCTGACCAGATGCTAAAGCCTGTCCCTGCCCAACCATTAGATTCCCAATGTTCTGAGCAGACTGCTGTCCAGCAGCGGCAGTTCCGGCAGCAGACGCCTGACCAAGACGCAACAGGTTCTCTGCCGAGGTAGATCCCAGAGATGTCAGCCCAGCCAGCTTTCCGTACTGTGACTCGATGAGTTGGTTGAGCAAAGCAGGACGAAACTGAGCCAGTGCAGCCTGTACGTTGCCCCCTCGAAGTCCGCCAGTGGCAGCAGCGTTCTGAAGAATACCTTGTTCGCCTTGCCGAGCCAGTTCTTGAAACTGTGCTCCCTGCTGGATCTGGTTAATGGCAGCCTGCTGTTCTCCAGCTCCACGTAATCCCGCGAGTCCCTGCATGGCCTGAAGTGCACCAGGACCAGCACCGATATAGGGCTGGGTTAGGTCAGGTCTTCCAGCCTGGACATAAGGTGCAAGAAGCTCACGAATAGCGTCAAACTGCCTGCGCTGCTCATCAATCGCTTGGCCCTGAGAGGCTGCTTGTGTTTGTGCAGCAGACTTAGCAGCAGATGATGCCTTGCTGCCGCTAAGGACTGAAGCCCCAGCAGTAAGTGCTCCCGCCCCTAATGTTCCAGCTAAAATTGCGGTTGCAGTTGTGAGTGCCATACTAATTTAGTCGCTTGATATAAACCGTCTCAGAATGTTGGTATCCAATTCTTTTCAAGATAGGACTAAAGTCCTTAGCTGCTGTAACATGTTGAGTAACAAACAGCACACCATCTTCCTTTAGACGATCATCACACCACCGCAGAAACTTTGAGGCATTAAATCCACTCCTCACATCTGGATGTAAAAACATGATGTCGTGTTGAGCGGTAGGCTTCCCGTACTCTGGGTGAACAATAACAGCAAAAATATTGTAACCCTTCAGCACTCCATTCTGTCTGAGTGTGTAAAGGCGCAACATGTCATTTGAGTCCAAGCTCTCATACATCTCTCTTGGAACTCGAATCCTAACATCTGCAATCACTCCTCCAATCTCCCTGTTGTGCATCTCTCCAAGAGGCAAAACTTCAGCCTCGAACTCTTTTGTGAAGCGTTCGCGCTGAAATTCCACCTGTCCTGATGCAACTGCAACCATGTTAGGTGATCTCCCTCCCAGATGCGGTGATAGTGAGCGCAGTAGCAGTCCCTGCCAGTGTCGAGATGAACCCGCCGGCTTCGAGTACCTGTCCAACCAGTTCAGGGCACAGGTAAGTCTCCCCAGGTACAATCGAGCGAGTCTTGACGATCAGGTTCGAGTTCCCGGCAGATCCACCAGAAGCGATCAGGTTGGCAGAGAACGTCACGTTGGCCGTGTTCGTGTTCGTCACCGTGAACTTGTCGATGATCGTCTTGCAGTTCACAGCCGTGTACTGGGCAGTCTGAGTGTTCTCAGCCTGTTTCGGTGGAATGATGTTTTTGACGGTGACTGCCATAATTAAGAGATGTTGTCTGTGACCGTGAGAATTAACGAAGGGATGCCAGGATGTGGTGCGCTGGCTGCCGAGGCCAATATCTGGCAAGAGGTGTCATCTGTGCTCCAAGTCAACTCGAAGTAGTCTCCGGCGTTGAGTGGCAACACGAAATTCCACGCGGCAACTGTCTCTGCGTTGTTGCCTTGAATACGAATCTGCGTTGCAGAGTCTGGAATGTCAATTCCATTTACCCTGACCCAGATAAAGACAAGACCAACTCCACCTGAAGTCTTATCAAGCTGTGCAGAGAACTGAAAGTTGTAGATGCCCTCTGTGTCGATGTAGATCCGGCTGTTTGGTGTGCCAGTGTAAACACCAAAAGACAGGTCAGTCGTGTTAAGCGTCATCGGATACGCCGTGTTGATAGCAGCAGCAGTCTGAGTCTGCGTGCTATGAAACACTCCGTAGCGTTTCCTGCGCACCTCATTGATGACTGGAGGCAGAATGTCTGGCTGCGCAGTCACCTGTACGACTGGAGGAGCAATGTCAGAAACACTGCTGACTTCAACGCTCCGAGGAGCCAGTGCCAGTAGTTCGACTGCGTTTGCGAGTCTGTCTATAGCGGACAGTGCCTGAACTGCCTTAGAATCGGCATTCTGTGCGTTTATCGAGGCTTCCTCGATTAGGACAGTGTTGGTGTCGAGGCCTGACGGGATGAGGTCGAACAGTTGCTCAAAAGCCCTGATCGCTCGCTGCGAGGGCAGGAACTGAGCCAGCTCGTTACGAGTGATTTTGTAGGGGCCGTCCATATCACACCACCAAAGGTTCTATCCGCGCTTCAAGGCGAGCTACAGCCAGTTGCGCATCACTCGTGCCTCGGAACTTCTGCGCTCTCCACTGGCGCATCCTGCCTTGCTGTAACCAAGACAACCTCTTGCCACGCACTCCAGTCTTACCGGCCTTGCAGACTCGTTCTTGGCTCCAGGTTAAGCCATCCTCAGTATAGGAGGTGAAGATGCTTGGATCAGCACCAAAGGTGGAGTTCCCGGTCAGCGCTACCAGTTCCATCTCGTGGAAGATCAGGCCCCGGCTTTCGTTGTACAGGATGATCGTCGCAAACTCCCAGCCGTTGAGGACTCCCCAGTGGGACGAGAGCGAGTCAGACAGGTAGCCAAACGAGACGCTGGAAGGGTCACCAACGACCCACTTGTTGTACACCCAGACGAGATTCCTTGCCCTGTACTGCGAGTTGCCAACAAGACTGCTCGTCAACGTGAACCACACAGGCATGCCGGCCTTTGTGGTGGCCTCTGCGTCAAACACCAGAGTGCGGTCAGGAAGGTGGATGTAAAGGTGCCTGAACCCCTTGTCTACCCGGGACTCGACGAGCACGTTGGAGAGTTGAGTCTCAGTGAACTCTTCGAGGATCAAGTCAATCTCACGAGTGGAGATCTTCTGAGCGTTACTGCCAGAGATGAGCCAGACAGCAGGAGCCTCGTTACGTCCTCCACCGATGAACGCGATGGATTCCATGAACAGGCAGCAGGCATGTGTCCCGATGGCTCCACGTTGTACCTGGGCTCCTTCTACACGTTGAAACGGAAACAGGCTGCCTCCCACGTTGTCGAAGACTTCAATGGTATGCCGGTTGAGCGCGTAGACCTCGTTGCGGACCTTCAGCAGGGCCACAATCGGGTCAGGATCAGCTTCAGCAGACCCGTACTTGAGTGGGTTGACTGAGAAGGGGTCGTTGAGTTCCGTGACGATCAAGAACTCCCCGTCAGTCGTCATAAAGTACCCGTCCACCCAGACGACATCGACCACCGTACCTAGATCAGGGTCAGTGACCTGTTGAAGCCCAGTGCTGGGCCGATACAGGAACAGATTCCCGCCTGAAGCGATTGC